CGATTTTAAACTTGGTAACAAAACTACGTTTCGCAGTTGCTTGTCAGATATAAAATCCATGTAGGTTTCTATATCCTCTCCAATAGACCATTAATTACCAGTATCGAGCTGGCCTATTAACTATCAGGAAAACTTACGTGTCTATGAGAAATTCATAGAGCCCCGATTTCAGTTCGCGAGTTGAAAAATGATTCTAGGTTACTGCGAGCGAACTTCTTTGTGTGAGTAAAAACTCACACATCCTTGATTTAAAAGGAGAAATATGGCAATAGGTTATAACTACGTGGTTATAATCCTTAAATACGCCTGGTGTGAAACTAAGCATTCACCGGCTCGAGAAGGGATTGGTCCATTTCTCGTATTTTTGTTTTAGCCTCGGCTAATTTTTCGTGTATTGTATAATTTTTCATACTTTTGGAAGTAGCCCACTTATTTTTAAATTTTGGATTTTCACACAATTGCGCAGGATGTTTCTCAATTCTGAAAAAGTCACGGGTGACTTTCTTCTCTTCCGGTCCATATTTTTCTGTGTAATACACAACATATTTCGGAAGATCTTCTTGAGTTAAACCATCAGGTAAAGGTCTCGCATCATTTTTGCGATTCCTTTTAGTTCCTTCAAGTTGTCCTTTACTATTCTGTTTTTGCTCGTCGCACGTGGCTAATCGCAGATTCTGTTTCCGGTTATCAAGTGGATCTCTATTAATATGATCAATAGAAACTTTTTGAAAACCTTTTCCGGAACCTTGAAAATCCATTATGAGATGATGGAGATAAGTTTGCTTATCATCTATCATTCCTTGGCAGTATCCACTACCTCCTTTAAACCAACTTATGTCTTTAACTTTCTCAAAATATTCAAAATCAACTAAAGTATGTTGTTGTTTTTCAACTTCTACATCTTCGTCAAGTTCTTTATTAATATTATTTTTAAAGTCATTCAGTTTTTTTAAAGTATCTTCGAAGATTGATGTTATATCATCAGATTCAATAGTTTCTAAAAAATTTTCAATTTTGCAGATTTCCTTTAAAATTTTCTTATTTTTCTTATTTTCAGATTGAACTGTTGATAAATCAATAGAATTTAAAGAAATTTTGACAAATTTTTTGTCTCCATTTTTCCAAATTTCATAATCATTGATTCTTCTTTTTCCCCATATATGTCCTTTGTGAGAAGAAACATATATGTTTTGTGCGTTTTTAGTATCCATTTATAAATAGTAGTGGGTATTTCTTTAAGGTAATTAATAAATATATTTTCAAATACCGAATTACTTTAGTTGGAATAAGCTAATCCGCCCATACCACTCATAATTCTTAGTACGTTGAAGTTGACCGCATATATCGCAATACGTCCAACAGCTCCAGACCAGACAGTGTCGGTCGGTAAGTTCGATACATTAGTTAAATCGAATTTGAGTTGAGCGTTGTCAATACGAGACATATTGACAGTTCCCGAAGGTTGGTGTTCTTCGGGGCGAAGGCCAAATGCATATACGTAGATAAAGTTATCAGGTACACGTGTGTGGCGATCGAAGGGTACTACTAGACGAAAGTACGTTTGGGGGCGTACAGCGAATCGTTCGTGACCGTTTAGCATGATCAAGGCATCGGCCATTAGATCAACTGCTGAACTAGGAAGGGGTATACCAGGTGGAGCAGCAGAGAAATTGAACCAATCATTGTATGAGGTACCAGTTGTGAAGCTGGATTCGCGTTGTAATGTCCAGATAATTTCTTTTACAGGGTGATTGTAATTGAGGCGGATTTTCTGGGATACTTGATCTAATTGTATAGATTCGAAACCAGTAAATTGGAGCTGATCGATTAAGTATTCGTGAGACATTTGAGCGAATCTTCTGCGTTCTTCTGTGTCAAGATATATATAATCTACCCAAAGAGCAGCATTAACTAGAGATACTCCGGCAGAGTCTCTGATGCTTGTGGTGTTGTATTCAATGGGTAAGCGATCTCCATTAGATGTCAATCCTACAATTAATTCAGCGGCATGTCTGAATTCTAATACGATCTTTACTTCGTGGTATTGTAGAGCAATTAAGGGTAAAGATAGACCAGGGTTTCTGTTGAACCAAAACATTAGTGGTACATAGTAGTTACGAGAGTTCTTGGCGTTTTCTAAGAGACCAAAAGATGAAGCGTATTTACCAATCATGTGGTTGTAACCGTTTTCTTTTTCTGAAACTTGGGTTAAGGAGTTCCAGATTTCTAACCATTCACCATAGTGGGTATCGATCTTTTGGCCCCCAATTTCAATAGATACACTCTTGATTAAAGCGTGTCCCAAAGAGTTTACCCAACATACTGATGCACCTGTTAGTTCAAGGTTACCTGCAGTTACATCCGAATAAACACTTCCTAGCGATAAAGCGGGAAATTGTACTTGTAAGTAGATTCTGTTAATTAAATCACCATTACGAGATACGGTGCATGTAACTTTCTTTCCAAAGTCGGCAGTACCTTGGAATGTTTGTTCAATCGCTTCAATGGCGAAGTTAGTGTGACGTCTGTATACCGTCTTGAAGAACGTAATTTGTGGATTACCTGTTAGGTAGATATCCTGAGCGCCATAGGCGACTAGTTGCA